CTTTCGCATTTACTAAGGCAGTGCGACACGAAACTGCCCCCTAAAGGATTTTTATGTCAGAAAAATTACCAGTCGAAACACTTAAGCTTACCGGACAATACCGGGAGGATAGACACGGAGAGTTAGGTTCATCTCGCAACCTAGCTTTCCCTACTGATACAATTATTAAGTGTCCACAGAAATTTTCAGCTAAAACTAAGAAATGTTGGGAGGCTATAGTTCCCAATTTAATTAGACAGAAGATTCTAACGGACCAAGACTTACCCTCTATTGATATGATGTTTACGGCTTTCGAAGAGTATTTAAATGCTCAGAAGGCTATTAAGGCTTTCGATAAAGAAAACCCAGTCTTGTTAGACACTGCTTCTATAGACCAGCGTAGAAAATTGAACAAGTGGCTTCTTGATTCAATTACAGCTTTTAATAAAGTAGCTTACAAATTTGGAATTACTCCTACTGAGAGACTTAAGGAGGTAGAAGACATTCATACTAAGAAGTCTGAAGACCCCCTAGAAATTGTTATTGGATATTAAATGAAAAGATTTTACCAGTATATTGAAGATGTTAACTCTAAAAAGATATTAACCAACAAATATGTAAAGTTAGCGGTAAAGAGATTCGAGGCTGATTTAGCTAAGTCTAAAGAAGATGATTACCCCTACTATTTTGATGAAGAGTCAGCACAAAAATTTATAAACTTTACGGAGATAATGAAGCTTTATAAAGACCAATGGGCCGGACAACCCCTAAAGTTGGAACCGTGGCAGGTTTTTATACTAGGCAATATCTACGGATGGAAAAGGAAAGAAGACAACTATAGACGCTTTAGAAAGGCGTTTATTTTTGTAGGCAGAAAGAACGGAAAGACTGTATTAGTTTCCTCTTCTCTACTTTATGACGTATTAACAACTCAGGGTGGTGAAGCTTATGTAGCAGCTACACGTAGGGACCAGTCGAAAATTTGTTTCGATAATGTTAGGGAGATGGTGAAGCAGAACAAGGGCTTAGCCGATAGACTGCAAATTTACAACTCTTCTTACAGGATAGTAAACCACCGTAATGTCTCATTCATTTCGGCTCTCTCTTCTCAGTATAATACTTTTGATGGTCTTAACCCCTCTTGCGTAGTAATAGACGAAGTTAGTGCTATGAAGGACTACAACATTATTAAAGTTCTGCAGTCAGGACAGTATTCTAGGCCAGAACCCTTAATGTTGGAAATTACCTCAGGCTCTGATGATGTTTATTCAGCCGGAGCTCAGGAGTTTGAAAGGTCTTCTAAAATTCTAGAAGGCAGCTATGTAGATGATACTTACTTCTGCGTTCTCTACTGCTTAGACAAGGGGGACGATTGGAAGAACCCAAATAACTATATTAAGGCTAACCCAAATTTAGGGGTCTCAATTACTATAGACGCATTAATTAAAGCCAGAGATGAAGCGGTTCAGCAGCCGTCTTTAGAAGGAGAATTTAGGACAAAAAATTTAGGTATGTTTATTTCTCCAGTCTCAACTTGGATTCCCCACTCAACTTGGATTAAATGTATTAATAACGCCGCTAAATTTAAACTCCCTGAAGATACTTCTAACTGCGTAATAATTGGGGCCGTTGACTTATCTCAGAGGTATGACTTTACTACTTATAGCTTATACTTCTACGACCTTGACCAGAAGAAATACTTTGCTAAACACCACTTCTATTTTCCAGAGCAGCAGATAGAAAACAAGATGAAACACGACTCTCCTATGATACGTAAGTGGATTGAGGAGGGTTATATTACTCCAACTCCCGGAGATATCGTTAACTATAATATTATGTTTGATGATATTAGGGACGATTTGGAGAAGTATTATGTTAAAGAACTTCTTTTCGACCCTTGGAATGCTGCTACCCTTGTAAATGAAATAGGACCTCATGTAGACCTCGTAGAGATTAACCAGTCTATGAAGAATATGTCTCCTATGGCTAAAGATTTTGAGGCAGCAGTAATTGATGGTCAGGTAGTAGATGGTAACCCTGTAATAGCTTGGATGAACTCCAATTGCGACGCTTATAGAGACGCTAACGGAAATATTAAACCAGTTAAACAAGGGGGAGCCACTTCTACTAAACGAATAGATGGAATTGTCACCTCAGTTATGTGCTTAGGTAGAATTAAGCAGTTAATTGATTCAGGAGAAATAGATACTAGAACCGCCGAAGAGATAGCGGCTGATATGGAAGCTCGTTTCGCCCTACTAGATTATTAAGACGTAATTTCAATTTGTGTAACACTAATAATTGAGGAAAGAATGTTTTTCAGTCTAAAAGACTTTTTATTAGGAAAATATACAAATGGGATTATTTAAAAGAATTTTTAAAGGTCAGGCAGAAGAAACCCGTAGCTTTTTTCCACAGCAGACTACCGTTACCGGCGGTCTTGTTTTTCCTGCCGAAAAGAACCCTACTGTATCAGCTTGCGTAAACAAAATCTGTAATACTTTAGGCGTTCTCCCACTACAGCTTTATGCACACACAAAGACAGGTAAGAGGTTAGCAGTAGGCAACCCACTGTTTAGAGTCCTTGAACACCCATCATACGAAGAAACACCCTCTTTATTTTATAATACCCTTATAAGACATATGCTCCTTAGGGGTAATGCTTTTATATATCTAAGTAGAAATCAGTCCGGCACTATTGTTAACTTCAGTATTGTAGACCCTTATAAAGTTAGAGTCATAAGAGATTCTGACTACAATAAGCTCTTCAATATTGATGGAACTGTTTATACAGAAAGAGATATTCTCCATATTCCATATATTGGAGCCGGATATAATGGCACTATAGGCGTTTCTCCAGTTGATGCTCATAGAGAACTTATAGAGCTAGATAATAATTTACTCAGATATATTGATGTTTATTTCAATAATTCTATCGGCACAAGATACTCTCTTGAATTCCCCGAACAGGGCGGAACAAAGACAGCTGAATTAGACAAGCTTTATGCTGCTATTACTCCTGCTATTAACAAATATGTTACAGGGGCAGCTAATGCGGGTAAACTTATGATTCCACCTCCGGGTTCTAAGCTATCTAAACTTGAACAGACTTCTAACGTTCAGGCTCAGCTAGACTCTTTACTTAATATGATAGAGAGACAGATAGCAGAAGCCTTTAACGTTCCTTATGAGGTTATTTCAGGGGAGAACAAATATAACAGTCTAGAAACAAAACAGAACGATTTCCTTTCTAGTTGTATACACCCACTTGGACTTCATATTTCTCAGAGCTTTGAAAAGTTAATACCAGCAGGAGACACAGCTCTCTTTATAGCTTATGAGTATAAGAATCTTCTTACTACTAATACAGCAGATACTATTAACTACTTAGCTAAAGAAATTCAGTCAGGAATGCTTTCTATTAATGAGGCTCGTTCTAAACTTGGAATGACTGATATTGGACCTGCAGGAGACTATTATTTTGCACCGGCTAATCTGATGCCTGTAACAGAAGAGACTATAGAAGCCTATATGGCTAAGTCTAAAGAGATAATGGCTCAACCAGATTTACTAGATAATCATAATCCTCAGGGCGACGACAAAAATTGAGTATTAAAGACACTTATAGTTGAAACAGGAAAACACCTATGAATAAGAATATACAACACAGAGCTTTAACCAATTTCTCTTTTTCAGAAGAAGATGGTTCTAGATATCTTGAGGGGGTAATTCCCTATAACAAGAGAAGCTTAAAGTTACCATTTTATGAATATATAGAGAGAACGGCTTTTAATAAGACACTTACTGATGGCTACGATGTAAAGGCTCTCTTCGGACACGACTTTAACAATGTTCTCGGAAGAGTAAAGAATGGTTCTCTTCAGTTAGACAACAGGGATGATGGACTATACGTAAGAGTTAGACTCCCAAAGACAAGACTAGCCGAAGACACTTGGAACCTTGTAAGTGATGGTTATATTACCGGTATGAGTTTTGGTTTCTCAGAAGTAAAGACTGAATACGGCGTAGAAGAAGGAGTAGAGACTCATTACCTCAAAGAAGTAAGACTCTACGAAGTCAGTTTCGTATCGGAACCAGCTTATCCAGATACTATAGCCTCAGCTAGAACAGTAATTAGAGGAATTAATTTAGAAGAATTAGGGAAGACACTGGAGAAGGAAAGTTTTAGCGCAGAAGACTTTACCTCAATCCAGAATACTATAAATCAGCTTCAAGAGCTTATGCCTAAGGCAGCTGAACCCGCTGAAAGGTCAGAAGACACAGGAGCCGCTAATAGCACTCCTGCCGTTGATGAAAATCAGCAGTTCTATGATGACTTACTCGCAGAGCTTAAAAAGCTAAGTTAAGGAAAAAATATGGACGACAAAGTTTTAGAAGTAGTGAATGAAATTCGCTCAATCAAAGATAATCTCAAGGCAGAGCAGGAAAAGCTCGCTGAAGAGAAGAGAGCATTTGAACAGGAGAGAGCTGCTAAAGACGCTAAAAATCCTGCTCGTGACAATGCTAATCAGGTTTCTTCTTGGAGAGACATGGCTAACGCTATGCTCGAAAAGAGAAGCATCACACTTAACGGAACAGGTGCTGTAGCACAGATGAACGGCCTTTGGGACCTCATTAAGCAGAGAGAACCTCTTCTTGACAGAGTTTCTTACTTCAGAGGACCTAACTCACAGACTCAGGTAGCTATTCTTAGTGCAAGACCAGCTCTTCCTTCAAAACAGGCAGAGGGTGCAACAAGTATTACTCCTGATTCAACAGCAGGTATCGGTTCAAAGAGCCTTTACCCCTACACATGGGCTTCTGTCCTTCCTGTAACATACGAAGCAGTTCTTTACTCAATTTCTGATATTGAGAACAGAATTCCTGCTCTTCTTGCAGAATCATTCAGAACAGCTATGTGCAACGGTATGTTTACTGGCGACGGTACAAATAGCACAATCAAGGGTATTTTCGCTGACGGTAACGTAGCAGCTGGTAACCTCATCGAGACAGCTTCAGATTCTGCAGTATCTCTCGCAGACCTCGAAGCTCTTGCTCTTAAGGTAAAAGACTACGACGTTGCAGAACCTGTTATGATTATGGAACCTGCAATTTATGCAGCTATCGCTTCTGCTTCTGGCACAGGCTACGACTTCCTCAAGGAAGAGCTCGTAAGAAACAAGAGCGTTGAGGGTATTCCTGTAGTTCTCACAGGTAAGGCTCCTAGCTTCGCAGCAGCTTCCGGTGGAGACATCGTTGTATGGTGCGGCGACCTTAAGAATTACGCTCTTGCAGTTGCTGACGAAGTAACTATTGAGCCTCTTAAGAAAGTTGGCGATACAAATACATACTTCCAGGCAGTAATGGCCTTCACAGGTGATATTGTCGATAACAGAAACGTATTTGGTTTAAAAAAAAAGAGCTGAATGAATTAACACTTAAAGCACTCGGAGTTGGTGGAGCAGAGACTTCTACTATAGAAACCAGCTCCGGGGTTAATTATGCTGATGGTGTCTTTAGCGTAGATACTTCAGTTCTTACCGAAGAAAAGCCATACGCTTGGATTAAGGTTAACCCAAACGATATAGACCAGTCAGAAGTTGACTCTTGGCACTGGGGATTATTCGCAGATGCTTCTTCTACTGAGGACATTTGGGACGGTATCTTCCACGGTGATACTTTAGAAGCTTGCGGTAATGCTATTGGATTAGACAGCACAGACCTTGTAGACGGAAGAGTTCTTAAGATGTGGGCTGAAAAAGACAGTGAAGTAGCTTATGAGGTTGCTGCTGAATTGGAGGTAGAATAATGGCTGTATCAAGTTCCGGTAAGAAATCTGATAAGAAGAAAATAAAGAAATAATGCCTTTAAGGCACAATATACTTCTTTCCACATTTGGGGGTTGAGAAATCAGCCCCCTTTTTTTTCTTTTAAACACTAATAATTGAGGAAATAAATATGATTGTTTCTATAGAAGAATTTAACGAATATACAAATAACTTTGAAGATTCAACTGAAGCAGTAAATCTTAAGGTTTTTTATATCTCTGCAGCCGAACAGATTGTCTCGGAGTATTTAGGATATAACCCAACACAAAGACCATACTCTGGAGTCTTCTCCGGTATTGGAGATTATAAGCTATATCTACACGCTAGACCTATTAAAGTTGTTTCAGAACTTAATGTAGACGGATGGCCTGTTCCTCTTAATGAGATATTACCACACGACGATTATATTTTTGAAAAGAATATGACCAATATCTTTACTGAGGGCGTAAACAACATTCGCTGCTCTTATATAGCTGGTTTTACCCCTGAAGAGATGCCTAATATCATAAAGGTAACAGTTCTTAGAATTGCTTCTCTTATGCTGCAGGAACAGGGTGGAAATATTGGCCTTACCGGTAAATCTATGGGTGATAACTCAAGAACGTTTATAAATTACAACGACTATTCAAAATATTTAAAGCCGCTACAGGGCCTAAGAATTATTAAATACGTAAACTAAAATGGCAGAATTTATAACTATACAGGCCGACTTAGATGAGGCTATGGAGTTTTTTGATTCTTTAGATAAGGGTCAGAAAAAGATAAGACGCCATATCTTAGCAGGAGTAGGAACAGCCGCTAAGAACAGGGTAA